TAATGTACTCCTCAATAATGTCATCTGTCAGAATTTCAGTGTAAGTAAATACCTGACGTGTACCTTCTAAAGAAGTTCCCCAAAAACGATATTTTAGTTTAAAACGAATTAACCGTTCACGGTCATGGGGGTGAAACTCTGGAAAAGCAAAAGAAGAGTTAAGAGGAAGTATGCGTACACGACCTGGGTGGTTACGTCCGGCGGGGTCAACCCAAGCCTCTTCATAAGCAATTTTAACAAAACAGTCTCCAGATACGCCGCCCTGTTGTCCCATTTCCCACAATACTGTGGCTTTGTTGTTGTCAACTTCCCATACTCTTTCTAGTAAGTCAGGGACAATTGCTTCAGTTTGTTTAGGGCTTCTAAATCCAACACCTTTACTAAATGTAAAGTTAATAACAAAGTCAGTAAATGCTCTGTAGTAATTAAATGCCATTTGTGATTCGCCAACTTGACGGCGGTAAGAATAATGATGACCAAGATACATAGCCCAGTTAAGGGAATATCGGTTTAGTCTAGGACCGTGTACTTCAAACTCTTCGTCAGCTAGTTCTACTAAACCTAGCGGAGATATAGAGATTGTTAAATCAGATGAGGCCGCCCTATACGACGGGGGTGAGAAGTCTACAGAGCTCACCTAGAATTCCTTTCATCTAAAATCATTGCTGAAGTCTACCACCTAAGCTAGCTAGTTTGGTTTAGCCACAGATTTAGTAACTTTTTTTCTAACATCTTTAATAATTGTTTTTTTAGTTTCTTTTTCTTTTTCTTGTTGCTTCTCTTGCGCTAAGTCTCTATTTCTAGGATCTATGTCTTTCTTAGATGTAACAAACTTACCCCCCATTTGTCCATAGTGTGTACGAACCCAGTGAGCGGCTGCAGGAGACGGATATTTAGAAAACTTAGATCTAGCTTGTATAGTGACCATGTTCCAAAGACGAGGGTTAGCTGGGTACTCTTGACCTTGATCTTTTTTTACTTCTTTACCTGTAATTAATGCCACTTTAAATCCTTACTAAATGGAGACGTCCCCGCCACGTATTCGCCGTAGAAACGGGGACAATCTTTAGTGCTTAGTTAGTCTTGTACGACTGCTGGATTTGATCGAGATACGCGTGAACCATCACGGAATTCTCTTTCAAAACGGTTGTCACCGTGATCTGCGAATCCACCTTTAGAAAAATCACCTAACATTGCAGGTGCTTCTACCCATGCTGCAGAACCTACGTGAGCACGCTCGCGCATAGTTTCTTCAGCTGTTTTAGTGTGAACAGCTTTGTTACGGTTTGGACGACCTTCTGCAGGTTCATAACCTTGCATTGCTCCAGTTTCAAACTCTTGAGGAACATCAGTATCAGTTGCGATACCTTCCTCGAAACGTAAAGGGCCACGTTGTCCAGGGACAGCGCCTGCCATCTTACGATCATATGTATTTCCAACACGCTCAGGAAGCTGAGGTGCTGGTCCGATTGTTGATTCAGCCATTAATGACTCCTTATAAAGTGAGATTGAGGACCTCATGTAAAAGTGTTCTATTGTTTGCCTTAAATGTCAGCATAAAGTCTATTCTATTTGTAAAAGGGAGACGAGGTGACCTCAATACTTGGCATAGTTAGGTCCATCGTTAAGAAGGTTGCTATGGCAAGGCTGTCCGCATAGTCATCATGTGCATGGGCTTCCTCAGGGGCATGCGCTAAAAAATTAGGCCCTTGAAACTTGGTTTCAAGATCTGCCATTTGTTGGTAAAACCTTTTCCAAGTTCTTAGTCGTCTTGTTTTGGCATGAGACGGCCAACCAATCATTTTTCTATCAATTAAGGACTTTAAATGCTTCCAACGCTTTGATTGCGCGGATGAGCTGCTATCTAAAGAACGGACCTCAGCGTTAGGTAAAAGAAGTTTTAATCTTTGGGCTACCGCATCTCCAACACCATTAGCGTCCACTCCTACAGTCAAAACATCGTAGTTGCTTAAAAAGTTAACAATTTTAAAGTATTGGTCTTCCCAGTCATCATTTTGTATCTCCAACCAATTTAAGATTCTGTGATCAAAATAGCCAAACTCATCTGGTCTATCCCAGTCAACCCATACAACGGTTATGACGGTTGAGTCTATCTTTCGTGCAGGGTCTATTCCAACTACAACTGGGGATCTATGCCAAGCTTTTACTATCTCTTGCGAGGTGTCCCCCAAGTCATCTAATACGGAAGAAGTTATAAACATACCTCGTTCTAAAAGCCATTTACAACAATAAGACATCTGAAACTCATCAGAGTCTTCTCCAATTCTTAAAGTTTCTTTTCTTATAAACTTTCCATAGTTTTCATTAACCTTTGCAACGTCTCGCCAATCCCACTCAAAGTGGTTCTGTCTAAGGCCTCTACCTGTTTGTCTTCTTTTGTTTAATTGAATGGATCTATAAAAGTTGTTTTTACTTGTAGTAGGGGTGCCGGTTTTAACCATAGTTCCTGAATAGTAAGCAAGCATCGGGCTAATAGACTTTGATACCACAAAGTCGTCTGCTTCTTGACACTCGTCAATAACAACAAGATGGAAAGACTTAGATTCAATCTTTGCTCTTGGGTTTGCTGTCATCATCATTAAAGTAGAATGTGAGTTTTTTAATTTAATTTGTCTAGTTACACCTGGCACTTTACCTATGCTGTCATCAATTTCAGGGTCTCCTAAAATCTCTAAAGCTCTTTCCGAAGTTAACCTGTTTATAGTACGTCCAAACAAAGTTTCAACCTGGCCCTCTACAGGAGCAAACATACCTACCCAAAGTCCATCTTTAAATCTACCTAGTAGATCAGGGTACATTTTAGCAAGGCGTGGTAGCAACACCATAAGAGTAGCTACAGTATTAGCAATAGTTTCAGACTTACCTGACTGCCTAGCAGCAAGGGCGGTTATTTCTTCACCGTCATTAATAATAACTGATTCAATAATTCTTCTAGCTAACGGTTCTTGATATGGGTGTAAGTCATGGCCAACAAGGGCTGACATAAAAGTCATGCATCGATCTATTAGATTTTTAACAAACTCTTTAGAGAGCTCGTCAAGCTCTTCTACCTCTTCTTCAAAAAGAGGAACTTCATCTTCTAATAGTTCGTCTTCTTCATAAAACACTTGATCTGACATAGGCTCCTAGTCTAGATTAAAACAGAAAGCCTGGGTGTTAAACCCAGGCTGTCCGCTGCCATACGGGAGATAAGGAAGATAGGCAGGCTAAGTATAGTACATAAAGTTAAAAATCTATAAAGTGGTGTTCCTTCTTTTATGAAGTTCATTGATAACTGCATGTAGAGCCTCTGCTCCAGTTAAAGCTTCATCTAAAAACACTTTTTCTCTAGCTTTTGAGTATAAAGACATGCATCTACTAATCTCAGTTAATGTTTGATCTGTCCACATCTCTAGTTCATCTGTAGGTATCTTAGCAACACGTTTAGCTATCTTGTCTGAAAAAGGTTTTGTTTGAGGTGGCTTTTTAAAAAAACTCATTGTATGCCCCATCTGACGGTGCCCAAGCTTTTCGACCTTTTAGTGCATTTAACATTAATAAGTCTATGTCTTCATCTGTTAAAAGAGTTGGGTCTTTTACCGCTTTTCTTAGTATTCCTAAAAAAACCCCACGTACTGTAAACGGCACTTTTAAAACTAAACACTTGCCCCGTCTGTACGGCATTTCAGTTTCTTGTGTTGTTCCTATTTCTAACTTAGGTAATATGTCTTTAGATGGATAGTCTAGAACTCCAGCATATACCGGACCAAATGTTTTCAATGGTTACTCCAAATCTTTAGATAGGGACTCCATAAACCCTTTTAACTTCTGTAGTCTAGCGGATATGGTAGCTTGTTGGTTTAACTGAACCCTATACGACCTGTCCATACTTTTAATCTCCGCAGGGCCCATGTCATGCCACGAGTCTAAGCCAGAAGACTTTAAGTACTTTCCAGTAGAGTCGCTATTCTTTAGCCCATCCCACATATCAGCAGCTACGCCTCGGTACTCCCACCAAGTGTTATCTCTAAATACAATTGTTAATGTTTGAGAACCCTTTTCATATCCAATAGATAACGCCCTTGGCCTAGTAGGGTTACCTGTAGGGGCATCTAGAATTTGTGGTTCATTAGGTTGAATAACTTCATACGAACCATCAGGATCATCAGAGCTGGTACTAATTGCATCTTTAAAAGCGCCTATATCTGCTTTGGTAGGTAGAGCAGAGTCAGCCATTTTCATTTTAGTTGGGGCAGTTGCAGTCGGCTCGCTCATACGCATAGCAAGATTTAGTACACGATTTTCGTTATCTGAACGTTGAGATGCTCTTATAGATGCTATCTTTTTATTTTTATTATAATTTTTAGCCATTGTCACTCTCGCACACGTGTTCTTCAGTTTCAGTGCTTAATACTTTTTGATAGCACCCACCACAAACTAACATGCGAACTTCAGAAAAGTTGTTTTGCGCAGTAGACCCTTTAGGAAAGCTACTACCATCTTCAGGAAAGGCTGACTCGTAGTCTGATACAGACTTAGGTTCGTCAAAGATCTCTGGAGGAAAAGGACCTTTAGGGGCCGTAGCCGTTAAAGGAACCGGGTGAGGCTGAAGAGCCTTCACCCGGATAAGTTTCATTACTCTTCCTCTACTACTTCTGTTTCTTTTTTAGAAGACTTCTTAGTTGAAGTTTCGGACTCACGTAATGGAAATTCGTTACGAGCAGCTCGATCTCTTAACCAAGTTGGTAAACATGCGCCACAGTAGTCTACAGGATTAACTCCAGGATCTGAACAAGAATAGATTGCTGGGTTATCGCAGTTTACACACTTCATAAATGTTTACTTCTTTTTAGACTTTTTTGTTGCTTCGGCGGCTAGTTTTTTTCCAGCCTCTTTAGCAACGCCTTCGGCAATACGGCCGAATGCTGGGTCTTTTTTATTTAACCAGCGAAGTGCTGTTGGGATAATAGAAGCCCATAGAGCGTTAGCTACAAGTAGCCACTCGCCTTGACCAAACTCAAGAGGTGATGCAATGTTTGAAGTTTGGGTAACAATCATTGTTGCGCTAATAATCTGACCTACAAGGTTACGAAGGTACGATTCAATTGCTGCTTTATTCATTTTTCTCCTTATTCCTATTTGTACTTATTGAGAGTACTCAGTAACTATACCATTACCAGAGGAAGGTTTAGTTACTTGGTTTGAAGCACCGCTTACCGCGTCCATGCCTGCTTTAAAAGCCATTCCTTGAACTACACGTTTTCCGAGCTTAGACCTAGCGACACGGGTTGTAGCAGAGAGTACTTTAGGTCCAGCAACTCGAGCAACGGCTCCAACTGCAGCAACAACAGGAAAAGGCATGTATATAGTCTGTCAAGATACAGGCGGGATGTCAGCCTATTCTTCGGTCTCTTTTATGTGTTGGTTAAAGCTTCCACGCAGTTCAGCCACAGATTCTTTAGTTTCAGTGATGTCTAAGCGCATCCAGCCTATTTCTTTTTGAACCTGGTTGAGCACGTCTTTCATACTAGAGCCTCCATTGGGCTTAAGTTCACTTAACTCATTTACTCTTAAATCAGATAATGCTTTTTGTAAAAAGGATTTACCAAGCCATCCAAGGCCACCAACAATGATTGTTATTATACCTAGCAGATATGTAACAATTTCTAATATTTCTGACAAACTCATATATCTCCATTTTTTAGTTTAATTAGGATATTAGTATTTGTTTTACATATAAAGTCGCGAATTTATAAAGTATACGCTCAATATGTACCAATTTGTCTAGTTAAACATAATTAATTTAAAATACTTTGTGTTTAGACTTGACATAGAGTGTATCTCTAGTGTTCGCTAGTAGTGCACCAACTGAAAAGGAGCAGAAATGCTAAACATCAGAAGGAGGTTTGCGGTGGCGTGTACAGTGCTTTTACTTACCGGACATATCCAACCGGCGTATGCACTGGACGTTGCACCCACTGACCAAACCCAAGGCGAAAATGCCGAAAACTCTTTAGAGCGATACGCTCTTAAGAAACAACTAACTGATAGTGAGTTAGTTGACGTACTTCGTATAGCGGGCTTTGAGGGACCTACTCTTAAAGTTGCTTACGCGGTAGTTAAAAAGGAGTCTAACGGACGCCCCAAAGCGCACAATGATAATGTAAAAACTGGAGATAACTCTTATGGTATATTTCAAATAAATATGCTCGGAGAACTCGGAGAACAACGTAGAGAAAAATATGGGTTGTCTGATAACTCAGATTTATTTGACCCAATAACAAGTGCTGAAATTGCTTATAAAATGAGCAATAAAGGTAAAGTCTGGACAGCTTGGAAAGTAAACGATGGAAAACATAATGGAACACGGTATGAGCACTTCTATAAAAACTTTATAGAATTATGTTATGTACCCCTACCTTTACAAAATGATTTGTAACTGAAAGGAACAATATTTAATGGACAGTAAAGCCCCATATTTTGACGGCACACAAGTGTGTGCGCAGATGGATCCGGAGATCTTTTTTCCGATAAACCCCTCTGTAACCAAAGGCAATAAACGTATAGTTAAGTCGATTTGTGGCTCATGTCATTTTGAAACAGAATGCCTAGAGTACGCTTTAACAAATGACGTAACTGGAATATGGGCCAATACAAGCGACAACGATAGGCGAATAATTAGAAAGAAGCGCAGACTACCCGCGCCACCTACCGTTAGTTCACTAATAAGCAACCTAGTGAGTTGATGCTTTTAAATAAAAAAGCCCCCTGCATCTGCAGGGGGCTTTTTCTTTGTTTTGAGATTATGAAACTGTTGCGTAAGGTGTAACTGTGATTGTTGCTGTTGTAGCAACTGAAGCTGCGTTTGCGGCTGTTGACTGAGTCTTGATTGTTCCAGCAACACCTGAAAGACCAGCAACAGAAAGTGATCCTGTTGATAGGGTTCCTGAAGTTGCGGTTGTGTAAGAAACAGTGTTTGTAGCAACTGCTGTAACTGTGAACTCGCCGTTTAGTGCGGTATCTGGAGCTGCAAGAGATGCAACAGTGATCTTTGTGCCTACTGGGTATTTAGCACCAGCACCTGTTGAGGTGATTGTTGCTGTTGTTCCAGTACGTGCCACTGCTGTAATTGTTGATACTGCGTTTGCTGCAGCTGAAGCTGTAGTGATGTTTCCTGTTTCGTAACCAGCGTCACGAAGAGCATCAATAGCCAAGGCTGTTGTTAGACCAAGAACGTTTGGTACTGAGATGTAAGCAACACCTGAAATGTATGCTCCGTCTCCTGACGCAAAGTCTGGGAATCCAGCATACTTTGCTTCTGCCACATTGTGGTTAGAAAGTGTTGGGTTCAAGCGTGAGCTTGGGTATACGGTGTAGCCGCTCCATCCGTAGTTTCCAGTTGCATTTGCTGCTACTACTGCGGTTGATGGTGCAGTTGTGTAATCCGCTGAGGTTGTACGCTCATCGTTTGGTTGCATTGGGAAATTTCCCCAAGCAAAGTCAACGAATACGTTACCAGCGGTATCAAGAAGATTACCGTTGTTATTTGTTGCCATTATTTTTACCTTTTTCCTCTAGAGTGGTTAATCGCCTGATCGGGGCGCATTACTAGTATCTAAGAAGATTTAAAATATGTCAGCGCTTAATAAAACGTTTAAACGGCCTTTTTAGAAGAGATTTAAAAGCTTCCCACTTAGCCGCTATCTTTCTTTCTATTTGAGCCTCACGGGTTTCTGGGTAATGATTTGACCCAAAGTACGGGCCACTTATATGTTTATAATGCTCATGAGGGGTCATAGTTTAATTATAGTTCTTTTTAACCCATTTTAACTTTTTATACGCACCATAAAAAGGCCATTCTTTAGGTCTATAGTCTCTTGTTGCAATCATATTTTTTAACACCATTTGATCTACAGGGACTAGTTCAACCTCGGTGTTCCAGTTAGCTCTTTGAATTGGGATGAGCTGCATGAACGGTGTTCCTTTAGGAACAATTCCGTTATAACCTTTTTTAACAAAAAAAGGCATTCTGCCTGAAACATGGGACATATCAGAATCTATAATTCCTGAAGTTGATAGGAAAGGTAAATCGTATCTATTTAATGGTTGAGTAAACAATACACTCCAACCATTAGGGGCTTCTACATTCCAAATGGTATGCCAATGGAAATGATGTTCGTAATATCCTTCTGGGTGGTGAAATCCAGGCATAGGGGCCCGCATGTCAATAAATTGTTTAAACGCCTGGTCTAAAACTATAATAGTACATCCTTTATCTGTAGATATAATTTCTATATCGCAGGGTAAAGTGAATAGGTATCCAGACATCATTGCGTCCGCAAACGGCACACATCCTTTAAAAGTAACTGGGGTACCTATACCAGTTTTTGTGTAAGTATCAAGAATATGCTCTTTTGTAACACCGTCTGGTAAAACTTTTGCTTTTTTATACCAATTTGGAATGCCGCTTTTTGCAGTAATAGGTTTTAAAGACTCGTCGGATAGGCATAACTCGGAAGCCGATTCAAACTTTAACGTAAATTCCATTAATAGTCTTTTCTACGAAGCTTGCCGCTAGTTTGTTGAAACCTATCGGTCCAATCAAACATAGTAACTGCTGAGTACTTTACCCCTCCAGTAACGGGCATAGCTTGATGTCTATAGATATAGTTTGATGGGAATAAAAAGTGGTCTCCTCTTTTAGGTTTTACTTTTAAATCAAACTCTTCAAACCAAAGCTCTCCGCCTTCATAATCATCGTTTAAGTATAAACATGACGATAATGTACATGTAAAGGCTGGTCCGGCATCTGGATGCGTAGTAAACCACTCACCTTCTCCGTATTTAATAAAATTGATTACCTGCTGCCATTGGCAGTGAAGCCCATGTAAAGGCTCATAATGGTCTTTACACTTGTGAATAATAGAGTTTACTGAGTTGTATATGCTTGCAAGATCTTCATTTTTAGAGTTTATTGGCCAAACATCTAACTTTCCTATTTTAAAATCAACACAGTTTCTAATTTCTGGCTTAGACTCGTGGTCATTTACTGTTGCTGGATTCCATTTTCTAAAAGCACTTTCTTTGGATAATGCGGCTTCTAGCATCTTTGGTACGTCTAAGTCACTGGGTATTGTATTTTTATATAAATATATTCCTGTAGCAATCTTTTCAACTTCGTAGTCCATGTTACTCCTATCGTTAGTCCGTATAGTACCTTATTTGTTATGTGATAAGAGCCCGTCAGTAAAGTACACATCGTAAGGCTCAACTCCTATATCGTACACCTCTATGCCCTCTCTATGGTGTACTCTAGTTAAAGAGTCTATTGCAACAAACTCAAACATTGGATCAGTGGCTGTGTTTAAACGTAGTACTTTATCTGTCTCTTTAATAAACTGAGCCCTAATAAACTCGTACTCGTTATCTCTTTCTACTAGGATTGCGTGCTCAAATGAGTAAGACTCACCGTTAATTATGATTAAGTCAGTAACTACCTGCTTTGTTACTCTAGTTACGGTAGTTGTTGTTAAGTTTTTTATAGTAAACGTACTACTTAACCAGTAATTAAAATTTACCTTTTCTTCGTTTGTATCAATCTCCTCTACATCAACTGATAAAAGAATGTTGCCTACCTCTAGGTCAGAAGCATATATAAACCCTTTAGTAGTTTGAAGTTTAGTAGTGCCCAATACACACTGAGTTCCGCCAAAACCCGCACCACCACCTCCGCCAAAAGAAGGTGTTTGACCAAAACCAGTAAAAAGATTAGCAGAAAAAAAAGGCGCTACGGTTGCTGGAGCAAAAGTAGGATTTGGAGAAAACCCTGGGTTTACATAGGGCCCTGGGGGTGACACATAGGCATACCCAATAAGACCTGTTCCAGAGGGAACGAAAAATCCTGGATAAAAATAAGGTATTGGAGTAAAAGCAGGAGTTGCAACAACTGTTCCACCAGGGGTAACAACAGGTCCAGGGTCTGGGGTAAAACTACCACCAGAAGGTGGTTGATAAAAATAAGGACCAAAAGACGGCGCAGACACTTCGTACGTAATTGTGTTTAAAATAACAGCGCCACCTGCGTCCTGTAGTTCATCTACTGCAGGAACTTGAGTTTGAACTTTACCGCCAGAAAATCCACTATACGTAGAGTCAGAGGAGTTAGTGTTTACTTTAGTTACGACAAACCCTAAAGCGGTTAAAGTAGATTCAGCGGTGGTATACGCTATTTGTGTTACATCTGGAACTCTTTTAGCTACTACTCTCCAAGAACCGTTTACTTTTGTATATAAAGTATCTAATTTTCCCCAGGTGCCATTTACTTTTGCGTAGCCAGATACTACGTTGCGCCAAGTTTCAGAAAGTTTAAACTTTATAGACATAGGTTCTCCTAAAACTTAAACGTATTTAAACCAGATGTCCCCATCAATTCCGTCTGATGAAATTGGATTTGATAAAGAAACTATAATGTTTTTTCGTCCTGCGTTGTTAATGCCAAATACAAGAGGCCCAGTAACTTGAATCATTAGGCGACCGTGACTCCAGCAACAATAACATTTAGAGCTGCAGCAGTTCCAGCCTTAGCAACAATAAAGTCATTAAGTTCTAAAACTTGGCTACACTTAAAAGTAAGGGTAGAGTTTCCAGCAATTGTAATAGCGGATAGGACCTCATTTGTTCCAGAAGCGGAGCCCCCAGCAGGGACTAAATTTACGGTAACAGTAGCTGAAGAAGCTGTGGTGTTATTAACTAGTATTTCTTTAATTACAGAAACTACTGAAGTTGAGGTATAAAGTGTTGTGTTTGTTGTTGTAAGCTGCGTAATTGAGCCTAAACGTTTAGGGGTGTAGGTTGCCATTTATATCCTTTCTAATGAGATTATAGTACAGTATAGAGGTTAGTTATAGCCGTGCCAACCACGGCCAGGGTTTTTATAGGTCTTAATGCTTGGGCGCTCCTGTTGGTTCATAAAAAGCTTTCTTAGCCCAAAACGTGAGTCCCTTATAGTAATTAGTTTGTGTTGAGTTTGCGTTTTAAACTCAGATACTCGGTTCAATTATTTTCTCTTCCACTGTATAAGGTTTGTCTTTATGCCAACAACCGCACTACCAGCCCGAGTTATGGCCTCACGAAACTGCCTAGGGGTCATAGTCTTCTCTTGAGCGCGAAACTGAGCTAAAGATTGAGTTTCGTAATCCTCTTTAGGGCTTAGATTTCTTTTGGGTTGAAGCTGCTTGCCAGGTCTTTTTTTCACCACCGTCAGCTTTCTGTTTAGGTTCTTTAGGCTCTGAGTATTTTACAGATCCCAAAGTAGTTTTAATTTCACTAATTCCTTGGCCTTTAAGCAAACCAGCTGACCCAACCATAGTGTTATGGGCTTTAATGTTAGCGTTACCTTTTACTCGCTCAGTGTGAGCGGTTTCTTTTCTATTTAATTTAGAAGTATGCTCGGCGCCACGTTGTCTTCTATTTTCTTTAAGCTCACTCATTCTGTCAGATACCCAAGCAGAGTGCAATTCACTCTGTTGCTTGTGCTCATGCTCAGCTCTCATAAGGTTTAATTTGTTTTGATAGTCTTGTTCTGACATTCCGCCAGAGGCTCCGCCTAATGCTTTTTTTGCAATTGCGCCTAAAGCTAGGCTAGCAATGTTTCTACCCATACTGCCGCTAGAACCTGTATTTTGGGCTTTCTTAATATGATCAAAAGTAGGCATGTTGAAAGTTTATACTAGTTTTACCGCTTTGTACCTTTAACGGTCTATTCAAACCAGTTTACGACGGCCCAACGGACTCCTGAGGTAACGGGGTGAACTATGTGGTTATACACATAATTAGCAGGAAATACAATAGCTTGATTGGCTTTTGGTTTAACTTTTAGACCAAGCCGGGGAAACTCAATCTCCCCACCCTCATAATTATCATTTAGATAAAAAGATATAGAAAACGTTCTTGGATAGTTCTTAGCATCATCCGTATGGTCTCCAAAGTGGTGGCCTTCTCCGTACTTTAGTATTTGCCAGTTTTCTCCGGTAGCAAACTCTTTGATTCTAAACTCAGTTGCATAGTCATCTATTACGGGTAATATTTCTTTGTTTAGCTTTAAATGAGTTGTAAGCATAATAGTTGGTTGGTCAGCGCAAGCCCTCCGCTCGTACGCAGGTAACCCAATAACATCAACATTTCTGTGTTTAGTGTTTAGTTTAGTTTCTAAACTACCTTTGCTATCGCCAACTTGTCCAGGCGTCCATACAAGGTCTTTAGATAGGACTAGGCTTTCTATCTTAAAAATAAAAGCTTGTGGGTCTGCCATAACGTTGTCATAAGCAACTATTCCAGGCGCTAAATGGGTTTTTTTAAAAAGTACATCTATTGAACTCATACAACCCCTAAGTCTTCAAAAGCGTCTATAGCGTCATCAATAGTTTTAATACACTCACTTGTACAGTTATTGCAAGCCTTACACATTGCGTCAACTCCTACTTACCTGATTGTTTACGTTTTTCTACTAGTGCTGCAAAGTCTTTTATCTTTGTTTCCCCCATGTAGCCCCAAGCATACCCGTCGGCAATAAGAGAATCGTTAACCGACACATCAGACCCGTCAATGTATAGCCAACCTAAAATACGTCCATATTTTTCAGTTGAATCTGGCTTTTCTGTTTTAATAACAATAGATTTTGCTTCGTTAAGTATTTTCTTTAATCTTTCTTTTACCTCTAAACCTAAGGCCTTTTCTGTTTTATCTTTTGTTCTAGACTCTGGGGTATCAATTCCAGCAAGGCGTACTCGTGAATAAAAAGAGATATCAAACCCTAAATCAATATCAACATCAATAGTATCTCCATCAACAATTGCGGTAACCTTTTTTACGCGGTACTCGTACATTTACTTACCGCAGGTTGGGCACTTGTCGGAAGATGCTTTCTTTGCCGGTGCTTTACCAAACTTAGGACGGCCAAATCCAACAATCGAGATCATGACCCCAGCCTTGTTCTTTTTAAAAGCACGAAGTTGTTTGCAAACCTCACCACCATTACGTTGGCTTCCTTTTTTCTTTGAAGTAGTGTTTCCTTCAATGCACCAAACGGTTCCGTCTTCATTGTCTTTTACAACAATTCCTACATGTGAGATTCTATCGACACCGTCTGAAGGAAAATCAAAATAAACAATATCACCTGGCTCTGGGTCTGCCACGTCTCCATCAACCCATGAGCCAGCCTTTTTAAATGCCTGTGCCCCACCTGGAGTGTAAACAGTATTAGGTATTTTTACGCCAGCCTCATTTGCACACCAGTTAACAAAAGAACCACACCATGGTTGGAAGTTAGCTTTTGTGTAAGCACCATATTTTGTTTCATTATCTTTAGGACCTTCAATAGTTCCAATTTCTGCTGTAGCAACTTCAATAAGACGTGCTGCTGTTCCTTGGTCTGCCATTACTTTTTCTCCTCACAAGAACAATCGACTTTTTTACTTAATCTGTTGTGCTGCCAAGCCATCCAAAGATTCCAACCAAACATAATTACCATAAGAACCCACATGGCTTCCATATCAGTAATAGGAGACCCTGTTGTTAATACAGGATGTTCGTGATCCATTACTTATCCCAGTTAGTATCTACTGCCTGTTCTTCTGGCATTGCTCCATCTGGCTTTGCTGCCAAACGTGCTGCTGTAGCGTCAATCTCTGCTTCAAGTGTTTTATCTGCCGCTGTGTTTTTAGCATCCATCTCTTTGTTGGCTAACTGTGATGCCATA